CGTCTATAGCTTTTTGGTAGCTTTTTCTTTGCTTTGCAGTTAACGTAAATTTTCTTGGGCTAGGACCAGATACACCTTTGACTGGTACTGGTTCATGTGTATATGCGCTCCCTTTAAACGCATCCCAACCATGAATTTTTCTATCCTCAGGTTTAAGGTAGCCAGTTTTTTGAACAAAATCATACTTTTCTTTTTTTCTGTCAGCTATCTTTTTAGCTAATATTTCAGCTTGAGATAATTCTTTTGCCTCTCCTTTTTCAAGAGCCGCTAAACGTTGCTTTACTCCCGGATCATCTCTAGTAGCTTTTTCCACCCTCTGTTTTAAAGTCTGTAAAGCTTGAGAACGTGTTAAACCTTCATCTTTTCTAAGAGACTTATATAATTTTCTACCTGATGATGATCTTACAAACGCCGATAAAATTGCAGGAAGACCTCTAGCTATAATAGGGGCTACCATTTATAAACTCCTGTTAAACTAAACGGCCTTTAGTGTGACCTTGTCTAGCTATCCCATCAGCACGTTTTGAAGCTTTTGATCTACCTTGAGCGGAAGATTTATTACCAGCATAGGCTCTTTTACCGCCTTTTTTCTCCATAGCTTTGCTTTCATCACGACGATCTTTATATTTCTGCTCCTTCTTCTTACCATGACGAGCACCTAAAGATTCATCAAGACGAGAATCGTAGCCCTGTACTTTACCGCCTTTCTTCATCTTTTGTGTTCTTTGACGAGCTCTTTCCATAGCAGTCATATCCTTGTAAACTTTCTTTTTTGGTTTCTTTTTAGTTTCTTTTTCTTCAGGTAGTCTGCTTATTAATCTACGAAAATCAACGTTTCCACCATCTTTATACATAGCTCTACCAGCAGCATCGTCTAACTGTCCTGGTCTATCAAAACCTTCAGTAGCTGTTAAGCCACGACCTCTACGATCTCTTGCAGCTGCAGCTCTACCTTCAGGTGTGTAAGGGTAATGCTTATTTCCAACTTTTGGCATTTTATTTGCCTCCTTTAAATTACTTACTCCGCCATCCCTGAACTGTATCGGTTTCCCAAATACGGATAGCGGTCCACACTATTGTAAAAAATGCAGCTACATGGGGGAGCCACTCTAGCAGCGTCCCCAGAACCGTAAATACTGAAGCTAAATCTACTATACTCTTTGTTTCTTCTCTCATGTGTTGCAGCATAGTAGTAAAGCCTATATCAATTCTAACCACAAAATACCGTTATTAACGCAACATTAGTTAACGTCATAATAGCAAAATCTGTGTTACTACCTCTGGTAGTTAATATACCAGCGCCAGGTATAGACATTTGTTGTGTAACAGTCGCACTAGCTGGAGTATTAACTTTTAGCAATTCTGCACCGGTAGTACTATTTAAGTTAAATACCACACTACCTGCGCTTGAATTTCCTACATATTGAAACCCTCTGATTCTTGTGCGTGGTAAAGCTAAGGAACCTGTAGTTCCTATTTTTACATTACCAGCAGAAGCACCATCAAAAGAAATTGATTCAATGTACGCATAAAAGTTAGTTGATGAAACGGCTCCACTATTACCTCCAGTAACTTCTTCAGTTGTAGCAGTACCTGTTAGATCACCTACTTTATGTCCAACTATAGTGAAAGTTCTAGCGCTATCATTGCCAGCGGAAGTAAACTCAATTTTATAACCTATACCATTTACACCAGCATCTTGAGTTATAAGTGTAAGAGCACCCGCGCCCGATATGGACGCATCAGCTCTGTATCTATCATCATCTGTTGAGGGCGTAATCGCCCAAACATCACTTGTGCTCATAACAGCCTCCTATTTTACGTGTCAGCAAACGGAGTAGCTAGAGTACCAGAAGCTTTTAAATACGCCTCCACATGATATTCAGCACTTGCAATAGCAGTAATTCTAACTAAAGTCCCAACAATACCACCTGTAGTAGTACCATCCATAGTCATAACATCGTTAGTTGCCGCAGGGAACCAATCTTTACCAGTAGTAGCAGTAGACACTAAACTTCTTGCGAACCCAACAAATTTATCTGTACCATCTGTTAAAATATCCATATCCGTAGCTAATGTTTGTACTATAAAAGTAAATTGAGCTCCTAAATTATTAGTTTGATTAGGATCACCCGGATTACCTGGGACAGTTGCTACTATAGAAGGTAAAGTAAATTTACCGTCTGCGTCATTGGTTAATAATATTTTACCTGCGTGATCAGCAACAGTTAAAGTTGTATCAGCTGTTAAACTAACTACACTACTGTTACCAGCGCTAATAAATCCTGCTAACGACTGAACAGGACCTGAAAAAGTTGTTTTAGCCATAATTCTATTTCTCCATACAGAGTTTAAGCTTACTAATCTTGTATGCGTCTGCCGGGGCAGTTTAGTAAGCCGGTTCTCCCGGTTTGTTTAATCCTACACAATTTAAAGCTTTTGCACAACGCAAAAAAAAGCCCCACCGAAGTGGGGCTATGTTTAGGATCCAGTCACTTAATAAAAGGTGAATGGAAAATTAAGCACCTGGTGATCCAAACATTCCTAGTGGATCTGACCACCCAAAGGAATAACGCTCGCGAGCCTTGTAACGTACGTTACCAGTGTCGAAATCGCCATCCATAGATGTCGTCAACGCTGTACGCTCGAAGTGTTTCATACCATTAGGTACATCAGTAGTTAGGAAGTACGCATCGGTGTCAGTTAAGAAATGATTAACTGAGTAACCTTCTGGAATTGCACCATTATTTTTCAATGCGTTGATGTCGTTATCAGCTGTACCCGGACGTTGGGCAGTATCTAATAGACGAGTTGCAACGAATTGTAAATCTGGTGGAATTACCAGTCTGCGTGGTTTGGCAGCAATTAATAATCCTCGTTCATCTGTCCAATTTGCAATCTGAATTACTGCATTTTCCAATGCGGTTTCATTCAAATCAGAAGCAGTTGCCTGAGTATTACTATTTGTTCCGCCACTAACTAACGGATGGTTAGTAGTAGAACCAGATGAATTAACACCAAACAAAGAACGATCATCGCCACCAAGATGGTTTTGACTGAAACCGTTATTAAGAACATTAGCTGCTCTTACTTGTTTAGTATTAGCCATTGATCTGGCTAAAGCCTTGGTATAGCGAGCAGAAAGACTATCATATAGATTATCCTCTACCGCTTCTTCAGTTAAACTGAAACCCAAAGCGATTGTTACGTGATTGTAACGAGCTGTCCAAGCTTCTTGTGCGTTGTCATACGCAATAGCCGAACCTTCAGTTTTAGTAGGTGCGGTTCCAAAACCAGACAGTTTTGTTTCTTCTTCAAAAGATCTATCAGATGACTCTGTTTCAAAGATCTCTTTGTGCTCTTGACCATAACGCGCATATTCAAGTCCGAATAAGGCATTTAGGCCAGGGAGCAATTCTTTCATTAATTGCGCTCTTGAAATTGCCATGTCTTATATCTCCTTAAATACCGGTTGAGTTAGTATATGAGTGTTGACCTGCATTAAACTTAACAATTACGTCAGTAAATGCATCACCCACAGTTGAGTCTGGACTTTCTACAAAATCAACAATACGAAATGCAACGGTAGCTGTTGTAACTACGTCTGCATCTAGTGCTGTACTAGAAACTCCTGTTGTAGTATCACCTGTAGATGTACTTTGTACGGCTGCTAATGGTGCGTTAGCACCTAAAGCAGCTTGTGCTACTGAAGCATCTGCTTGTACTTGAAAAAGCACATCAGGATCATCTACCACGTAAGCCATCGCATCTGAAGCAACTGTGCCTGTAGGCCAGTGATTCGAGAATGTTTTGTTTTTACTGGTAGGATCAGTATAAGTACAACCTACAAAAACACCAATTACGCCAGCTGGGAACTGATCCGAGTTATCGCCAATGTCGGTAACTACTTCAATCGTTCCAGCTGCTACTATATTAACTATAGAGCCGTTAAAGATGTTGGTTCCAAATCCAGACGCAATTTTAATATGTCGAACGGCTCCCGCATAGGGAGTGCCGCCGATATGATTAAGAGGCTTGAACCCATAAGGGGTTGCTGTAGTAGCCATTATTGTGTCTCCTTAATTTATTTATTGCCTTTTCCAAAAGAAGTAGTTTGACGTCCGTCTGAAAACTTAGGCATACGTGGATCATTTTGATTCATGTAATTGTTTTCAATAGCTTCAGTCTGATCTTCAGTTCTTTGCTTATAATAAGCATTCCTTTGATCAACTATTTCTTGTGGGGCTTTACATAGCAACAGACCACCAATTTCAACTGCATCTTTAAAAGATGAGTTAGGATCTGTTACCAATTTGATTTCTGGGTGATCGGAATGTTTAACCGGTTCCCAGCCCTCACGCATTTTAGAGGATACATTTATGTTATCAGCTACATTAAGAAGTGAAACTCTAATCCACCTATATGCCCAACCTGGTTGCTTTTTAAACTCTGGCAACAAAGATGATGGCTTCCATTCTTGAGTTTTCAATACTTCTTCACGACTTTCAGCTTCGCGATCAGTTCTGTTAACTTTCTTCGTAGGTTTAGTACGTTTTGGTTCAACATTTTTTGCTTCTTTTTGTGTAACTTTATCCATTTGCATTCTCCAATTTCATCATTTCTCGTGCATATTGTTCCGGCGTTAGCTTAAGCTTTTTAGCTAAAGCAACTTGCGTTTTTGACAAACGTACTTTCTTTGGCGCGGTACTCCGCGTTGCTGGAGCAACTACAGTTGAAGGTTTGCGTTGGCTAGGTTTATCCTGCTCCAACGTGCTGTCCCCAAAATTTTCAGGGAACCGTTTTTGCATCGTTTCATCTATACGACGGTAGTAAACATCCGAAGAAGGGTCAATTCCTGACCTGACTAACTTTTCGTGCAATCCTAAAGCTAAGCTAGTCATCTCTTCATCTTTACCGAACCATTGATTTTTTGCTTGCCAATCTTGGGCTCTAGCATCAGGTACGGGTACTCTAGGTTGTAATGATTCATTTTGTACACTTTTTTCATTATCTTGTAAAGCTCTTTCGTTAGAATATTTAGGTTTTAAACGTTTAGCTCTATCTAATTTATATTGAGCTTCATTCATTTGCGTTTGAGCTTCTATAATAAGATCAGTTTCTCCTGTCTCATAAGCATCAGAATAATTACGCTTAGCTACTTCCATTTCCTTCTCTGAAGAAGTTTGAAGCGCCTTTATATACTCTTCTTCTCCTCGACTTAAAGTCTGTTTAAGATTAGTATTTTCACCGCTAATATTTCTAGCAAATTTTATAGCTTCTTCTTTTTCTCTTTCTGCAGCTTCTTTAGCTCTTCTTTCGTCATGCCATACTTTTTTAAGTTGAGCCATACGTTGTTTAACACGTTCAGAATAATCTTCTAAGGTGTCATTTTCTATTTCTTCTACTACTTTTTGGGGTAAAGGATCTCTGTTCCTATCCTCTATGGGTGTATCGTCTTCTTCTTCGATTAATAAGGCGGGCTCTTGAGCTTTTGGTTCCTGCTCTACTTTTTCTATAGAGTCAGGAGGAGCAACTTCCACATTTTCTTGCTCTTCCATTTTTACTTCTACTTCTTCACCCTCTAATTCAGCAGGGATTTCGTTAATAATTTTATCACTCATACCATTTCTCCTATGCGCGTTCATACCCACGAGGATCTTCCACAACAGCCTCGACAGTATCATCGTTAATAATGCGGAACTCTCGACCATGAATCCTGATACGAGTGCCCGAATATGCTCTAGTTATAACAAAATCACCTTCTTTACACCATGCTCCAGTTGGAAAACGACTTTTATCTGTATAAGCCATATCTCCTAACTTCATTACAAAAAGTACAACTGTAGAATGTTCTTCAATGCTTTTAGTCTTTTGCGCTTTTATAATACCGCTTTCGTAAGTAGCGTCTACTTCAGGAACAGCACACAAAATCCTAAACCCTTTAACTTGCGGTAGTTGCGTAGCTTTTTTTGACCCATATTCTATATTTGCTTCTGGTGGTGGGTCATCAAATTTAGCTATTTCTTTTTGATCTTCTATAACTCGTTCCATCTGAGGGGATATAATTTCACTCATCTTCATCCCCCTCTTTCAATGATCTAAGTCCTTCAGAAATTAAGGACTGTACTATGAGATAACCTCTTATTACACCACAGGCATGTTGGTATGCCCCAAAATTATCAGCTGTACCATCTCCTAAACTTTCTAACATCTCTTTGCGTCTCTCTTCTATTTTATCAGATAGAAGTTGTAACGTTTCTTCTTGCATAATAATCACCCTTCAGTTTGTGTTTTAGTATCTTTCCTCTTAGTTCTTTCTTTTAATTTAACATCGTGAGTTTTATCTTCTCTGGCTTTATCTTCTTGTACTACTTTTACACCTAATTTAGCTCCTTCTATTAACTGCTTAGCTTGTAAATCTTTATCTTTTTCTATAGCCTGAGCCCCTAATTTAGCTCCTTCTATACGTTCACGAGACTCCATTTCCAAACGATCTAGTTGTCCTTTTTGTACTTCAATCGCTAAGCGCTCTTTATCAATTTCAATATCAGCCATTACTTTTTGAGCTTTTGTTTGAGCTTCTTGTTCTTTAATTCTTAATTCTGCTTGTTGCATTTGAATAAGTGGATCTTGAGCTTGTTGCTGTGCTTGCTGTTGTTGAACTTCAGCAGTATTTTTCTGGAGTAGTTGTTCCCCGGCAGCTGCTGATAATCTAGATACATCTGCTTCTACATCTGCTGGTAATGGTTCACCTAGTTTTGGTAATGGAACTCCTAGTTGTTCTTCCATTTGTTTACGATATGCATAACCTATATGCTCCGCTACATGTGCCTCCATAGCCGCCTGAAAAGTAGCAGCGTTAGGACTTTGACCAACTAATTGTTGTAATTTTGGATCCTGAGCAAACGCCATATGCACTTTTATGTGAGCTTCATGATCTTGCTCTATAAATGCTTTAACTGGCTTGCTGTTTAATATATTCATATTTTCAGCAACTGGATCTAGCATTTCAATATCATCTTTTTCTGGAACCAGTTTATCTATATTTTTAATCCCTAATACTTCTAACATTTCTCTGTTTAATTCAACCATATCGTATATATCAGGATTAGCTTGCGCCATCTGCATTACAGCTTGATACTGTACTACTTTTTGAGACATTGTAGCTGCATTGGGGTTAGACACAGGAATTATTTCTACTGAATTATAATCTGCTTGTTTAACTGCTTTACCACCATCTACCGGTTCATAAGAATAATCTGCAGGGGTGTTATCTCTAATAATGGCTTTTAATAATTTAAACTCAGCTTTCATAGCGTAGTGAATACGTGCTTGAACAGCTGACATTACTTTAAGTGTTCGTTCTAAAATAGCTAGTGTAGTACCCACAGGAGCTTGAGAAGACATATCTGAAACTTTCATATCAGCGGCACTAGCAAACCTACGTCCTTCATCAATAATTTGATTCATTAAATTATTTAATACTTGACTAGGTTCCTTATAAGGAAGCGGTAGAATATTATCTCTCAAAGTTCCTGCAGGGACATCTATATCGCGCCATTCTGCTGGAGCGATAGGAGTATCATCTCCTCTAATTCTAAGCCCTCTGGATTTAAACCCGCCTGGAAGATTAGATAAAGTACCAGCATCTACTAACTGTCTAAGAATCATAGTACCTGATTTAGCAAACGCGCCAATCAAATGAATAAGACCAAAGCAATAAAAACCAAAACCAGGTATATACCCATAGTGCACGAAGTGCTGACGTTTTAATTTGCCAGGATCAACAGGGTCCCAATTACGTCTTATAGATAAAATAGCCCCTGAACCTTTTTCTATGGTAACTACATAAGGAATAGCTATTCCTGTTTTCTTACCTTTTTCATCTTCATCTTCATAACCTTCTATATCCAAGTCCACATGCATTTCTAAGATTTTATATCTATCGTCTGTGGTAGCATCAAAGCCCATTTTCTCAGCTATTTTCTTTTCTACTTCTTCTAAATCGTAACTAGGTTCTCCTATTTCTATATCCCTATAAAACCCAGAGACCTGTAACTTTCTCATCTCATTCTTAGTTTTACGCATAACATGGGTTACACGCTCTGCTGTTTCTAAATTAGAAGCTCCATAAGGAACTACAATATCCTCAGCTGGTACAAAAATAGAGACCTGTCTTTCTAAATTACTATCGTAATAGACTTTCTTAAACGCGTTACCTGCAAGACCTAAACCCCATAACATTCTTTCATGTTCAGGACGATATTCAGGCATCAACTCCATTAACTGGTAGTTCATATTTTCTTTAACACGCTGAGATGCTTCTATATTTTCTTTGGTTTCTTTACCAATGATTTGGCATTTGACGGGACCGGTGGCTGGAAAAGTCTCCATCATAGTTTCAGCTTGGAATTTAACTAATGCCTCAGTCATTAGCGGGTGAAAGACATTACATGCACCCTCCCAAGGTTCTGATCTGTCTTCAAGTTTAAGTCCTAATAACTCTAAACCATCTACATAAGTATCTAGCCAATCTCTACGGGAATTGATATCAGCTTCAAATTCACCTAATAATTCCCCAGCTATTTCATCAAGAATTTGTTCGTCTAATTCTTCAGCTAAATTTTCATTAAAGGCATCATCTATAGCAGCATCAGGGTCTATTGTTATTTCGGTATCACCTGCAGATATAGTTACGCTTTCTGGATCTTCTATTTCAATTTCTATTGCTTCTTCATCAACAGCGTCTTCTTCTACACCTGTTGGTAATGCGTAAAGACTTTTATCTACGTCTGCCATAATTAATCCTTAAATTGCGTATAATCGTTTTTCTCTTGAACTTCTGAACAACTGCACTTCGTCTTTCTCATCTGAAGGCAGTTTAATAAACCCACCTTGTCTGAACCTAGCAATAGCTAGTGTAGTGGCGTCAACTAAGTCATCATTCGCACCACTTGGAAAGTCATTACATTCTTCAATAACTTCCTGAGCCCACCTCTTTTCAGGGGCCCATACTATACCAGAATGGAATAAATCAGCTACAGAGTTTACTCTACTGATTTTATCCTGCCCTTTACCCGGCGTGAACTCCCCTACTGGTATGCCCATACGTCGCATCTCCTGATACAGAGCAGCTCCGTTAGATTTCTTCTCCACAATAAACGCATCAGGTTCCCAATCAGCATACTCTTGTAAAACTAATTCTTTAAGTTCAGGAAACTCTAACCGTTTCTTTATGGCATTTAACAATATAATATTATAATTATCAACTTCTTCATTAAAAAATACACCCCATGTTGTTAGTGCGTTATAATCAGCACGAGTGTTTTTCTCCTGCGCTGCATCCAAACTCATAATAATAAATTCACAAGGGGGTGGTCTGTCGAACTCCCACGTCTTCCACCATTCTCTTTTTAGTAAGGCTCCTTCTTCACTTGTGGGATTTTGAATATATTGCGCCTGCCAGTAACGCGGATCAAGACTGGCTCTTTTA